TTACTTCTTCACCAAGGCCCATTCTTATTAAGATATTTGCGTCATTTACATCCACTTCTTCAATAGATCCAACCGCAGCTATATCGTTATTTACAACACATGATTTTAATATTTTTATTTTCATTTTCACTTTAGGGGAGGATTGCTCCTCCCCTATCCCAAAAGATTTAGTAGTTAACAAAATTATGCACCTAGTACGAAACTAGCAGGATGACGACAACCGAAGTCGATTGAAGACATAGCCACTAATTTAAGTGTACCAGCTGAGCTGTTTGAATACGGATCTGCCAATATCTCTAATCCACCCCAGAAAGCTGCGATGAATTGAGTGAAATCACCAAACACGATTTTACCTGCTGGGCATTGGCTTGAAATAAGTACCTCGTACCCATTTACAAATCCATCCTCTTGAACAAAAGAACTAGCGCCTGCACCAGCTACTCTTGGTGTTGCTTTCATATTTCCTTGCACAGTACCTGTAGTAATTAAACGTGTGTTAGGGCCTAAGTATGAATTTGCGTCATATATAGTCGCCTCCATTTCTAGGATCTCTCCCCACGTAGGTGTCGCTGCAGTTGCAAATACTTGTGCGCCAATACCGACAGTATTAACAATGCCTCTTGGATTCGGTGCTACACCTGTGCCATTTAAAGCAGCATTATCAAAACCAACTGATATAGCTTGTGCAAGATTATTTCTAACCATTTGCTCAACTGAGAAATTATCAGAATTCATCATCATAGATCTAGTGATTAATGTTGATGCACCTAGTGTTTTTTGACTAAGTGTTACTGAGTCTAAAGTTTCAGTTTGATTTGCTACATTTGCTCCTTCTGCAACAAAAGCTGCTTGCTGAATTGCAGTCAGACGAGGGATGCTCACATTGCCTTGCAGATTTTGGAGTGTTGTGGGATTAGATGCCAAAACAGTAGACCAAGGAGTTAAAGCTTCAATTAAGTTATTATATTGTAACTCTGAATAAACTAAAGGAGCGCCAACAGTAGTATCAACAACTCTTTCTTGTTTATTTGGTGTCCATTGGCTCTGAATTTCAGATGGTACAAATATACCTTCTGATGTTCTTCCCATTTTTTCACCGTAAGCTCTACTTGCTTCAAACTCAAATGATGCTTCTTCCTGAGCTCTTCTATCACTAGGATTAGAAAGCGCTCTTACAGCTCTCATAATACTAAACTGTCTTGTCTCTTCTTGAGTTAAGCCAATCTCTGTGTTCTCAAGAGGTTTGTTTTCTATTTCATTTAATAGTTTGCCTCTAAAGACATCTAGTCTTTCACCAGCGTTTATGCTTTCTTTAGCTAAATCAGAACGATTATGTGCTGCACCAAGGTTTAATATTTCACTAACTTCCTTGTTACGCTCTTTCATTTCTGCGTTTAGTCTTGTTTTAACTTCTGCTTCTGAGATACCTTGATCTACTGCAGGAGTTACAGTTTCTTCTGTTTTAATGTCTGACATTTTACTCTCCGTATTTGTCTGTTCGATTAATGATTGTGAACGGCCCAAGTTTCTTCCGATCCCGATTGAGGCATCAGCTGGTATGCTTACGAGAGATATCTCAAAAGCTTCCCAATCTGTTACTCTTACGATGTCGCTATCTTGTTGACGTTCCATTTGGTTTATTTGATACCCGATGGATATATTGCGTCTGATACCATCTTGTATATCTCGATATGTTTCGGTAGCCAGCTCTGACCTTCCAAGTCGAACTGTTGCCATTAGTCTGCCCTGACTAGTGTCTAACGAGGCGTTCTCCACAACCCCAACTAAGGAGTTTGCATCGTGATTTAGTAATAGAGGTGCGCCATTATTAAGTCGGTCTAGTCTTACGTTATCTGTTATGCGATGTCCTAAGACCTCCTGACCAAATTCTCGTTGTACAGGTGACTCTGAGCTAACAGAAAATCTTAATATCCTGTCTTCTTCTTCACCTTCTTCATCTCCATACCCATCCGCTCTTAGTTCAAGCGGAAAGTATGCTCTAACTTTTGTATTTGCTTTTTTACTCTTGGTTTCTATTTCCATAAGCCGTTCAACCTGTTCTTGCTGTTCTGTGGCAACTTCAATTTCTTCCACCATTTCTTCTTCCATTTCATCATTTGAATTATCATACTTTGCAAATTTTATTGTGTATGAGTCATCAGTCTCAACGACTTCTTCAATATGACGTTTACTTTGTTTCTTTTTAGTCATCATCACCCTCATTGTTAGTTAAGTTACTATCGTTATCGCCTTGTTGGTCGAATACTGTTCCATCTTGTGGATTGTACGCATTACCAAAAGGTTGAAAGGCAAGCTCAATGTCAAACCTGTTCGCCAATTCTTTTTCTGCGTCTAATTCACTAAAATGTGTTGATAATTCTTTACCGTATTGGTTAAGAACATCCTGCATTGTCATAAGGCCATTATTTAGGGCCATAGTTGATGCTGTAATTTCTTTTTGTGGATCTACCCAAGAGTATCCTCTAGGAATGAAATCAACAGCGTCTGAAAATTTATCATAAGACTCTATTGATAAAGCTCCGTTAGGAAAGCTTAGTGATCCTATTGTTAAACTGTGCTTTAACCATTCTTGATAAACAGGCTTGCAAAAGCCTTCTATAATCTTGGTCTGCTGCTGCTTATAAAAGTCTCTCTCGTCTAACATTCCCACACGAGCAGAGCTATAAGACGTACCACTTAAATCATTTGATAAACTGCTATAACTTACACCAAGGCCCGATGCGATTGTTCTTATCATAGCCTTATCATATTGATCTAAATTCGTGTTAGGGTGTCTGTTGTCCATAAATTCAATGTCATAACCCTTTGGTAGCATTTCTATTGTTCCGGGGGAGAAGTCCATTGTAGGCATATAACCTTCGTCACCATCTAAGTAGCCATCACCGTATCCATCACCTGTTTCAGTCTTTAAAAAAGCCATTTTAGAAGCGGCACTCTTAGAAGCTATTAGTTCGCTATATCTAAAATCCTGTAACCACTTAATTGCAGTCATTACATTAGCTATTCTAGGGTAACCTCTTGTTTGTCCAAATCTTTCACTAACATATATGTGCAACATATCTTCTGCTGGCACTCTTTTGCGAGTTATTAAATTATCATCCACAGCTGATGCATTGTATGGGTTTTGCACTAAATGAAAGGCCACAGGTTTAAGTGTGTAGTTTTCAATCTCTACACCCATTCTTATTTGCCTATTGTCAGGCATTTGTTTGTTTAATTTAGAATCTAAAAAATCAGGTTCTAAAAAAGATAACTTAAAGCCTCGTGGATCTCTATAATACTGCGTTAATACTTCACCGTCTCTTAATAATCCTGTAATAATCATGCAATAAATATCATGCATAGTATATAAGCCGCTTGCCTCAGGATTTTCACAGAACTTATACCATTCACGCTCTATTAAATCGTTAGCAGCTGAATCTAACTGTCCATTAGAGTCCCTAGACCTAACTTTAATCTTAAACCCTTGGTTTGGCCCTACGACTCCTTGCTTAGCAAGTTGCAAATATCTCTGAATAATAGGATTATTTCTTTCTAAATCCCTAGATCTATCTCTTAAGACTTTTAAATTATACTCTAATTCTTGATCAGGAGATGAGTTACTTGCATTCCAATCGTTAAAAAGCCGCCCAAAACCTGCTGCAGTAAAGTTTCTGCGCTGAGTCGGGCTTTTTTTTGTTTTAAATCTATCCCAAAACGCCATTGTATCTCCTTACAGGCCGTTATTGAACACGCCATATATAGTTTGACCAGTCGGGAGGTTTTGTTTAGCCCTTGCCCTTCTATTCTCAGCTATAACTTGCTGTTCATAATATAATTTATGTGTGTAAAGCTCCGTAGGGGTCATTTTAGTTAAACTTCTTCCAGCTATTGAGTAACTTTGTGAATCATCAACAAATTTATTTTCTAACAATGCTTTTATTTGTTCTAAAACTTTTGCATTATGAGTTCGTAGATCTTCACCTTCAGATACTAATTTAAAGTCTGCCATTACTTCAATTTGGTTGTCATAAACCAAGTATCTATCAGTTGCGTCTTCAACATAACCTCTCCCAGCGTATATTCCCGGAGTGACAAGTTCAGTTGTTGCCTTAGGTACAGAAACTATAAAACCTGATCCATTAGTGTCAGCTGCTGCTGTTACATCTAAAGAATAAACCCCTCTTACTTCTCTAAAATAATATTTTAAAGTAAAAGTAGAGTTGGGGTAGTTAGAGTAAGCCCTATTCCACTTCCAAGTAGTTCCAGCTGCCACTAACACAGGTTCTACTCTTAAAGCTGTTGAATCTAAATCGCTCATTTTTGTTTAACCCTTATGTTAAAACGTCTGACGCAAATATTGGCATTTGAGGTGTTAATTGTGTTGGTTAACACATAGTTATACCCTGCTCTGCCTCCTTGAGCTTTTGTAGTTGTTTCAAGCCCACTTATAGATGGATCACTTAACGTCATGTCACTATCACTTACGGTCCAAGCGCTCGTAGTTATACTCTCGCCTGCCGCAAGCATATCTGACCAGTTAATATTATAAGGTAGCTTCTCTCCCGGAGCTTTTGTTGCATCAAAGGAGTTTTTAGCTACCGCATACGGAAATCTTACCATTACGCTATTGTAAAGATACCATTTGCGTTTTGCGTGATTTGGAACTGAGAATTAGTAGAGCTAACCCCTGTTGCACTTGCAGTATCAAGATCAACGTAGGTTAAAAGCGGATCGCCTGTTGCTGTGTCATCAAAAATGATAAGCCATTTAGCATTTTGAATCGTAACGTTAGTCCCAAAGACAATATTTGCGCTGTCTATTTTAACTGTGCCGCCTGATTCTGTTACTGTTACAGAAGTAAGTGTCTGACGAGCATAATCTGAGTCAGTTAATTCGTTAGTTACTTGTGAAAGTGTTGTTTGACCTGATACGCTTGGTGTAAACGCATTTGTAGTCATTAATGCGATAAAAGTGTCACCGTCTAAGTCAATTCCGTTGTTTGCAATTAATAGTTTTGCATTGTTATATATCTGATAGCTACCTGCTGCCATTTTAGTCTCCTGATAATTAAATTAATTTATATTTGTGCGTTGATAGTACGATTATCTCTTGGATATATCGTTGCTCCACCATGACCTGCCGTCATTACAGTAGGTGCAAACCCCTGTATATTTAAAGCACCTGTACTAGGTAAAACATCAAGTGAAATATCTACGCTCGGAGCAAAGGTTGTTATACCTAAAGTTCCGGTTTGTGGTTGTATTACATCACCTTCATTTACTAAAGGTGCGTGTCCTTGTATTGAAACTGATCCCGTAGTTGGGTATGCAATCTCATTTTCTTCAAAACTTGGTTGTAATCCTGTAACAGAAACACTTCCTGTGCTTGGTGATACAAAATTTCCATGTGTTACGCTGGGTTGATGGCCCGTAATCGCAACATTTTGTGTAGATGGAGCAATTTCAGCGCCAACTATGGTTTCAGGTGCAAAGGTGCTGATGCTTAAAGCTCCTGCACCAACATCTACTATTGTAGAGTTAGTAAACTCAGGTTGTTGACCTGAGATAGTAATAGTACCTGTGTTAGGTTCTATATTTGATCCAATTTCTTCGGTTGCAGCAAAAGTATTAATGCTGAGCGTACCTTCTGTTGGATAAATTCCGTGGCCTATTAAAACTGTGGGTGCAAACCCTTGTATAGATAAGGAAGCCACTCCCACATCTATATTTAATCCATTTATCACATCAGGCGCAAAAGTGTTTAAACTTAATGATCCTGTGCTAGCTAATATTTGGTCTCCTTCAATTACATTTGGTTGAAGGCCTGACACAGTTATAGATCCCGTTGTAGGATTTATGTCGTGTCCTATTTCAGTAGCAGGATTAAAAGTGCTAAGACTCAAAGAACCAGCTGTTGGTTCTATTATAACTCCTGCGGTTATATCGGTCGGTTGCTGGCCGCTTAAAGTTATTGCTCCAACACCCGGCAAAAGGTCGTGTCCTAACACTAACTCTGGCGTGAAACTAGCAATGGTTAACGTGCCAGCTGACGGTGACACTTCCACACCTAAATTTACTGTAGGTTGCTGGCCGCTAATAGATAACGAACCGTTTACAGGTAAGACCTCAACAGAAACACCAGAGCTTACATCACTTAGTGGAAGTTCACTTAAAGAAGTGAACCCTAACATTTAATTATTCTCCGTTGTTTTCTTCTAGTCTTGGATCAATCCATCCTTCAATAGCTACCCATCCATCAGCTTCATTGTAAGTGTATTTCCATCCAAAATAATCATCAGGCTCTACAGCGTTTTGATATACGTTTGAATTGTTACTATTTACATCACTTATGATTAGTTCAGGATTACCATTACCATCATTTATAGTTGTCTTATCGCTTTCTCGTATTATTTCTTTTGAATCATCAAACATATAGATAGCAACGCCATCATTATCTGTTGAATCATTCCATGTTATGACTTGCATTGTAGTCTCCTTATTATGATTTAATTAATAAATTTGTTGAATTTAAAGCTGTTCCAATATTTACAGATGGGTCATCTGCTGTAGTTTGGATTGCTCCTGTTGTACCATTAACAAAATATGCTGAACCTGTAGTTAATGAACTTTGATTTTCGTCTACTTGTCCAAAAGTTTTAACTTTAATATCGTTATTAGCTAAGATTGTTTCTTGAGCAATACCTATCACATTAGCACTCGTCATGTTTGGTACTTGAGTTGTTGAAGTAAAATTAAAAGTAGGATTAAAACAATAGTATGAATAATAGCCCGGACTCGAACTTCTATCATTATGGTTTTCAACAACAACACCATCAACATCACTTGCACAAGCACCTGCATAGAATTGATTAGAGCCATGTGAAGTTGTTGTTACTGCTGTTGCTACTGTTAGTGATAATCCATCAGTTGTTGTCGCAAAATTATATCTTGAATTATAATTACCGTAAGTTTGATAAACAAAACAATAATTGCCACTATAATTTGAATAAACAGCAACACTACCACCTGACTCCACATAAGACTGCGCACTATTAATATTACCTGATAAAAAATTAGAAAGGGTTATTGATGTTCCGCTAACAGTTACACCAAAATAACTAAAATAACTATTATAATTTGTAAATTTACCTGCAACAATACATTTATCAGGAAAATTAGGATTATAAATAGGAGTAGCAAATGAACCTGAATTTGAATTATTTG